ACAAAAAGACAGAAACGATTACCTTGAATTAAGAGATGAACAAAAGTTTATCTTTACTTCTAACCTAAAATATCAAACAATGTTAGATAGTGTACAAGGTAGAGGCCCTTGTTTAGCATTTTTACCTTTTGTATCTTTACCAGAATTAGAGGGTGCCATTGTTACTTGGGACTTTATGGAAACAATTCATAGTAGAAGTTATACATACATTATTAAAAACTTATACTCACAACCAAGTGAAATATTTGACACTATTATACAAGACGAGAAGATTGAAAAAAGAGCAGAAAGTGTAACAAAAACTTATGATGACTTAATTAAAATGGGTTATCAATGGACATTAACACCAGATAAAGTTGATATGTATGAACTTAAAAAGAAATTATATTTAGCTATGGTATCAGTAAACATACTAGAGGGCTTAAGATTTTATGTTTCATTTGCTTGTAGTTTTGCTTTTGGTGAACTAAAAAAATTAGAAGGCTCTGCTAAGATTATATCATTTATTGCTAGAGATGAAAGCCAACATTTAGCAATGTCACAAAGAATTATTAATAATTGGAAAGACTATGAAAACGATAAAGACTTTACAAAGATTATAAAAGAAACAGAAAAAGAAGTTTACAAAATGTATGATGAGGCTGTACAGGAAGAGAAACGTTGGGCAACTTATTTGTTTAGTAAAGGCTCAATGATAGGTTTATCAGAAAAACTTTTACACCAGTTTGTAGAATATATGGCAAATAGAAGAATGAAAGCCATACAATTAGCACCTGCTTACGACCAAAAAACAAATCCATTACCTTGGGTTGACCATTGGTTGAATAGTAGATCAACACAAAATGCTCCACAAGAAACAGAGATAGAATCTTATGTTATTGGTGGCATAAAACAAGATGTAAAAAAAGATCAATTTAAATCTTTTAAACTATAATGGCAAACAAAGTAGAAAAAACCTGTTCATCCTGCGAAACTAAATATTCTATAATATGGGATATTGAAGAACAAGATTTACAACCTTTTACTTGTCCCTTTTGTGGATATGAGGTAGATAATGAGGAGGATGAAGTTGAGTGGGTTAATAAAGACGAAGACGATAATTGGAATTGATTATAGTTTAAACAGTCCTGCCGTTTGTGTATCAACAAATGGTGGCACAGCGTTTAGTGATTGTTATTTTTACTATCTAACAAGTAAAAAGAAATACATTGGTAAAATGTTAGAGAACGTTATAGGTTATGAACACAAAGAATTTAAAAGTCCTATTGATAGATTTACAAACTTATCTAGTTGGGTTTTACACATACTCGACACACTACACAAAAAACAAAAAAACAAACACGTATTCATTGAGGGCTATTCGTATGGCTCAAAAGGGCAAGCTGTGTTTCAAATTGCTGAAAACGGCGGTATTCTCAAATACAGATTACAAAAAAGATTTACTTGTAAAACAATTGTGCCTAGCGTTGTCAAAAAACTGGCCACAGGTAAAGGCAATGCTGACAAACAAAAAATGTACGAAACGTTTACACAAACACAAGGTGTTGATTTAATGAAAGCATTTGATCAACAAACATTAAACAACCCTATCACCGATATTGTTGATAGTTATTATATAATGAGGGCAGGTTTTGAAAATAGCATTAGTAACCACATTTAATAAAAGACTTTACGATTATTATGCTCATAAATTTATTGAGACATATAATTGGCCATTTGATCTATATGTTTACCACGAGGGTTGGCATCCAGCAAAAGAGGGTATCTTCTTTAGAGACATACACAAATACAATCCAGAATTACAAGAGTTTATTGATAGAAACTCACCAAAAAATGTAGATAGTCAATATGAAAAACATAAAGAAACTACAACAGACTATAAGATGGACGCTATACGATTTGCCTATAAGATATTTGCTAAGACACACTTAATGCTTGATTGTGATTATGACTATGTGTTTTGGGCTGACGCTGATATTATATTTAAGAAAACCATAACAGAGAAAGAAGTAATAAGAAAGTTTTTACCAGAGGGTTGTGCTGTCTCATTTATAGATAGACCAAGTTATTATAGTGAATGTGGTTTTGTAGGTTATAATTTAAAGGAACCCATTACAAAAAGTTTTATATATAATTTAAGAAGATACTATACAAAAGATTTGTTATTCAAAGAAAGAGAATGGCACGATAGTTATGTTTGGGATTGTGTAAGAAAAAAATATCTACACGGTATTAGAACACATAATCTAGCACCAACTATTGATAAGGTTGGCAATCCTTGGCCTGACACATATATGGCTGAGTATTGTGACCACTTAAAAGGTAAAAGAAGAAAAGACGCAGGAGTGATGTTAAGATGAGTAATAAAGCAGGTAAGATATGGGGTCAAACAGAAATGATCCACAAAAATGGAGTTTTAGAATTTCATAGAATTGAATATAAAAAAAATGTAGCGTGTTCTAAACACAGACATAAATTTAAATGGAATGGATTTTATGTTGAATCAGGAAAGATGATGATTAGAGTATGGCAACAAGGTAAACAATCAGGTTTAATAGATGAAACAATATTAAATGCTGGCGATTTTACTACCGTTAAACCAGGATTATTCCACGAGTTTATAGGTATGGAAGATGGTGTAGCATTTGAATTATATTGGGCAGAATTTGACCACAATGACATAGAAAGAGAAAGTCAAGGTCATAGAGTAAATGAGGAGATTAAATAATGACAAAAACATTTCCAGAGAATGATGTGTTTGTTGATGAAAACGGTGTTTCTTATGGTGAAGATACACAAGCAATGGACAAAACATTTGAAAATGAATCTACACGTGATACAACACCAATGGTAAGAATATCCATAAAAGAGTATAACGATTTGAGAGATCAAGCAAAAGAGTCAGGTAAATATATTACAGACCCTAGTCTGATTTCTATTATAGATAAAATAGAGGAACTAACAAGAGCATTAAGAAAACATATTGTTAGAAAGTATTAATGATTAGAATATTTGTTGGTTATGATAACAATGAAAAGGTGGCCTTTAGTACACTATCACATAGTTTATTAAAACACTCTACACAACCTATCTCTATAACACCAATTAGATTAGAAAATATAAAAGACATATTTGTTAGAGAAAGATTAAAGATACAATCTACCGAGTTTGCCTTTAGTAGGTTTCTCGTACCTTATCTTTGTAATTATTCTGGCCACGCCATTTTTATGGATTGTGATATGTTATCAAGAGCTAATATTGCTGAACTATGGCGATTAAGAACTACGAAATATGCCGTACAATGTGTACAACACGATTACACACCTACTAGCACAATTAAATTTATGAATCAACCACAAACACCATATCCTAAAAAGAACTGGTCTAGTATGATGATATTTAATAATGCTAAGTGTACAGCATTATCACCCGATTATGTGAATAGTGCCACAGGTTTAGAACTACATCAATTTAAATGGCTAGAGAGTGAAAACTTAATTGGTAATTTAGGTGTAGAATGGAATCATTTAGTTGGTGAATATGAGTATAATGAGAATGCTAAGTTAGTACATTATACAGAGGGCGGCCCTTATTTTGAAAAATATAAAGATTGTCACTATGCTGACGAATGGTTTGATACCTTTAAAGAATCAACTCAAATAGGTTTATAATGAATACGATAGGCGTTTATACACAAACAACCACAGCGGCTGGTTATAAAGCAGATTTAGTTAAGGCTTTTGCTAAAGGTGTTGGTCAAGTAGCTAATGATAATTGGCGAGCAGAATTAGTACCAGAAAGCGAAGTTAAGAACGGATACTCTCACGTATTTTGTTTTAATTATCAAAGAACATATCCTAAAAAAGAAGCAAGAGTTGGTTTAACTTTAAGAAAAAGACTTATAGAAAGATATGAACCAGCAGGTAAGATATGGTACTTTGATAGTAATGTTTTAAACTCTTATGAAAAAGTTAGACAACACTTACACAACTCATTTGTTAGAATTGCTTACGGTAAAGTTTTTCCTAATGAAACAAATTATTTTAATGATAATCCTAAACCTAATAAATGGGAATATATGAGAAACACCTGTGGTATAGATGTAAGACCTTATACAAAAACAGGTAAAAAAATTTATATATGTTGTAATAGAGGGACTGGTGGTTATTCAGGCCACGGTGTAAACGCTGCTGATTGGGCTATAGAGACAGCAAAGACATTAAGAAAATATACAGATAGATATATTGTTGTAAGAACTCATAGTGGTATGGGTCACCCTACAGCTGAAGAAGATATTAAAAAATTATACTCAGCAAAGAACGATATAAAAGATTTTGATATACACTCTCCTAGAAACAACTACCCTAATTTAATTGATGAGGTAAGAGATAGTTATGCTGTTGTGGTGTTTACATCATCATCTGGAGCGCCAGCAATTATAGAGGGTAAGGCATTGTTTGTAACTCACCCGACAGGTTATCTAACACCTATGAACGCTGGTAAATTAGAAGATATAGAAAACCCTAATTACGATTTAGACAGAGATAAATTTCTACACGGCCTTGGCGAAAGTCATTGGACTTTAGCACAAATAGAAAAGGGCGATTACTTTAGAAAATTTTTAGAAAGGCAAAAATGATTAGAGCAGTAGATTGGGCAACCGATAAAGCAGACGAAAGAGAAAGAAAAGGTAAAAATAGAACAGACCCTTACATAGCCGCTTGTGCTCAAGGTATAACTGATTGTGAATACGTTAGAACTGAAAGACTAGATTTAGATAATGATAAATCGCCTTGTATTTTTAGAGGTCTTGGTAAATCACCACTTATTCATAAATGTATAGAAAAAGGCATAGACTTTTATTATATTGACACAGGTTATTTTGGTAACTTTGGTACTAAAAAGTGGCATAGAATTTCTAAAAATAATTTACAAACTTTAAATCATATAGGTGGAAGAGAAATTTATAAAACACTATTTGGTCTTACATATGGTGTAAAATATAAGAACGATCCTACAAAATCAATGCCTAGGACCTTTCATCACAAAGAACAACACATCTTTGATGATAGATTTGATAGAATGGGTTTAGGTTTAAGAACAAATCAAATATACACTAGACGAGCAAGATCAAACAGAATATTACTAGTGCCACCTAGTCAAAAAGTATTTAATCATTTTGGTGGTGACGCTGGTGAATGGACTGAAACATTTTTAAAAGAGTCAAAAAAATACACAAACAGAGAGATTGTATTAAGACCAAAAGCAAGTAGAAGTGACAGACAAGCCTTTTCTTTACAAGATCAATTAATAAAAGAAGAATTTGATTCACTAATTACTTTTAATAGTATTGCTTC